ATGAAATACTGGCACAAAGAGAAGTATTCATCGAAGAGCATAGAACGGAAGTTTACGAAAGTGCTGTTACGCTATGTCATATGCATCATTTGAAATTGCATAACATATACGGTAAACGCCCAAAACTGATAACAGCAGAGAAACAACGAAATTGGGTGGAGATACAGAGAAAAAAACATGGCATGGTATGATAGATTTTTAGGAATAAACAGCGAGGAGAAAGAAAATCCTGCGCAGTATATTATTTCTAGAGACCAAGGACTTACAGTAGATACTCGTGAAAATACTCTAAGTTATAGAAACGCTTACGAAACATTAGAAGTAGTAAACAGAGGTGTTAACATGATAGTGGACGACACTGCTGAAATACCTTTTGATGTTGGTACAAAGATAGATGGGATAAATCCTATTAAAAAAGCACTACGAAGAAGTAGAGTAGAATTACTACTTAATACGGAACCTAATCCATTTCAAGATGTAAGTACATTTAAAAGAAATCTGATAATTGACTTATTGATTGATGGAAACATCTTTGTATACTTCGATGGTGCACATCTGTACCATCTTCCAGCAGAGCATGTAACTATCGAGACAGACGAGAATACATATATTAAGAAATTTGTGTATGACCACTCGGTAGACTACAGTCCATCAGAAATAATTCACATTAAAGAGAATAGTTTTAACTCCATTTATCGTGGAGTTCCAAGACTAAAACCAGCACATAGAACTATGATGCTAATGCAGAACATGAGAAAGTTTCAAGATAACTTTTTCAAGAATGGAGCTGTGCCTGGTTTAGTTTTAAAATCACCTAACACTCTTTCAGAGAAAATTAAAGAAAGAATGTTACAAGCGTGGGTTGCTAGATACAATCCACAATCAGGTGGGAGAAGACCATTATTTTTAGATGGTGGTCTAGAGGTTGAAGACTTAACAGAAATCAACTTTAAGAACTTAGATTTTCAAGACGGTATTGCAGCCAATGAAAAGATAATACTTAAAGCGTTAGGTATTCCACCAATTTTGATGGATAGCGGTAATAATGCAAACATTAGACCAAACCATCGATTATATTATTTAGAAACCATACTACCTATAGTAAACAAAATAGCGTATGCTTTCGAGAGATATTTCGGTTTCAAACTTGATGAAAATGTATCAGGAATACCTGCTCTACAACCAGAGTTAAGAGACCAGGCAAGTTATTATGCCACACTTGTGAACACAGGTATTATGACACCGAATGAAGCAAGGGAGGCACTAAGATTTGAAACAATCGAAGGATTTGATACACCAAGAGTTCCTGCAAATATCGCAGGTTCAGCCGCAAATCCCGAAGAAGGTGGGCGACCAGTCGAGACGCCACCAAGCGAGGAAGAATAATGACAAAAGATATGATGATAAAGGCTTTGTCCGAGTTTATGGCTTCAAAAGGCGTTGACTCAATGACATTAGTCGAATACAAAGGTTACGGTAGCGATGCTCCTGTCAAAGATTATATACTAAAAAGATACTTTGGCTCATGGAACAGAGTTATGTCAGTAGTAAAAGCAAGATATCCTGTCTCAGTAGCACCAGCACCTGCACCAAAAGTGGAGAAGAAGGTTGTTAAAAAAGAGGTAAAAGATGTCAAACAAAAATAAAATATATCACTGGACGAGTACTTTTAAATCATTAGGTGAAACTGATGATGGCGGAGTAAATATTAAAGGGTCTGCAAGTACAAATGCACTAGATAGAGCTGGAGATATTATTCAACCAGATGCATGGACAAAAGGCGGATTGGAAAGCTATAAAGGTAATCCAATTATTCTTTTTAACCATGACTATAACAAACCTATTGGTAGAGCAACCGATTTAAGTGTTACAGATAACGGCTTAGATATATCTGCAAAGATATCAAAAGCTGCTGGTGATATAACACAATTAGTTAAAGACGGAGTCCTTGGAGCATTTTCTGTTGGTTTCAGGTGCAAGGATTCTGAGTATATGACTGAAACCGATGGATATAAAATAAAGGACGCGGAACTATTTGAAGTTTCCGTAGTATCAGTGCCTTGTAACCAGAACGCAACTTTTGGTTTAGCAAAGTCATTTGATAGTATGGACGACTACAGAAAGTACCAAAGTGAATTTTTAAGGGCTAACTCAGTTGAATCAGCAGACGCTGTTAAAATTGAGCAGCCAAGCGAGGAGAAATCCTCATCAATGGAGACTGATATGTCAGAAGAAATGAAGACTCCTGAAACTTCTATCGACTTGGACGCATTTGCAAAAGAGGCTGCTGAAAAAGCAGTTGCTCAGTATGCAATGAAACAAGCCGAAGAAAAAGCAGCAAAAGAAAAAGCAGACGCTGAAGCGGTTGAAAAACAAGCAGAAGCAGAAGCTGAAGCAAAGGCTGCTCAAGAAGCTAAAGAGATGGAGCAAAAAACTGTAATCGAAGCTGGATTATCAGGCGCCGAAAGACTCATGGAAGATGTCGAGAAAAGAGTCAATGATAAGCATGAAGACTTAGAGTCAGTAGTTAAGAACTTAGAATCTCAACTTGCTGAAAAATCTGAAGAAATCATGAATATCAGAGAGTCAAAAAGAATTTTCCAAGATAGAACAGGTCAAGGCGACTGGAAAAAAGCTTTCGAAAACGATATTATAGACGCTAAATTCTTAGGTCTCGCTAACGGAAAAGGTTATGACACAGACTACGGTAAGAGTGTCATGGAGAAAGTCAACGCACATTCAGGTGTTGGTGTATCTTCAGCAGACTTTGAGCAAGTTGTATCAACAAATATCGAAAGAGACATTCAGAATGAATTGGTATTAGCACCTCTATTTAGAGAAATCCCAATGACTTCTGCGACTCAAATTATTCCAATCCTTCCTGATTCAGGTTATGCAGAGTTCACATCTAACCAAACTGCTAGTGGTTCTTCACCACATGGTAACTTGGCACAAAGAGGTGACGCATACAACCCTGGTTCAGCAGGTGGAGTTGATTTGACAGAAAAAACTCTCTCAACCGTGAAATTAATTTCACAATCTTTCTTAGGTAATGAAACTGAAGAAGATGCGATTATGCCAATCCTACCTCTCATTAGAGAGTCAATGGTAAGATCGCACGCAAGAGCAATCGAAAACGCTATCTTAGCAGGTAACAACTCTGCTAACGGTGTATTCTCATCAGGTAGTTTTGATGGGTTAATTCAATTAGCGGCACAAGACGATAGTTCTGGTACTCACGCAACTGCATCAGGAACAGCATTTGCATCTGAGTCTTTAACAGCAGCTGACTTACTAGCTATGAGAAAGAAAATGGGCAAATACGGTATCAACCCAGCAGAAGTACTTTACATTGTTAACCAACAAGAGTACTACAACCTACTAAGTGATGCTGAGTTCCAAGACGCTAACCTAGTTGGCGACATGGCAACTAAGCTATCAGGTGAAATCGGACAAGTGTTCGGTTCAAGAATTCTTCTTTGTGATGAATTTGCAACACCTGCAGTTAGCAAGGTACACGCTGTAGCGGTATACCCAAGAAACTATGTAATGCCAAGATTGAGAGGTGTCACAATCGAATCAGATTACGAAGTAGCAAACCAAAGAAGAGTCTTAGTGGCTTCACAAAGACTTGGTTTCACAGACCTAATCGACGGTGCAACATCTGTTCACATCAGAAGTTACAAATCTAGCTAATATTAGCAAATAAGGTTATGTGGGGCGACCTAAAGCCCCACACTTTTAAACTATGGCAGACTTAATAACAGTAACAGAATATAAAGACGCAGAGGGTCTCAGAGGTGAGAAGGACGACGACCGTCTTGCTATTATAGTACCTCAAGTATCTGACTTAGTTAAAAAATATTGTGGAACAAGTTTTTTAGACTTCTTTTCCACAGACAAAGTTGAAACTTTTTCAATCGAAGATAACTACACCTCAACGATAATAGTCAGCGAGAGTCCGTTAACGGCAGTTGATAAAGTAGAAGAAAGAGCAACTTATGCAGATAGTTATACAGAACTAACTACAGGAAACTATGAATACTATGTAGATTTTGAAGCAGATGCAATTATAAGAACAGATAAAGATGGTAATCCTAAACCATATAAAAAAGGAGTGGGAGCTGTTAGAATAACTTATAATGCAGGATTTGCTACTACACCAAAAGATTTACAACTTGCACTTTTTGATTTAGTTAATTACTATGTCAAAGATGAACATAAAGAAAGAAGAACACTTGGTGGAGCAACAATTAATAATCAAGGTACTGCAGGAATTAGAACTTCCACAGACTTTCCAGATCACATCAAAAGAGTACTAGATTTATATAAGGTGGTTATCTAATGTCAGCAGCATTTAGAGAAGAATTACTAAATGAACTATTTACCAATCCTAAAGGAGCAGGTAAGAGAAGAAGAAGATTAATTGAAAAGAATTTTAAAACAGGTAGAGTTAAAATAACAAAATCATACTGGGAAGGAGTAGTTATAAAAAGAGTCTCAAAAGCAGTAGGAAAAAGAAAAGGTGGTAAACACGAGCAGTTTGAAATGGACTCAAAAGCATGGGACGCTTTTACTAAGTTTATGCAAGATAACATGGATACAAAAAGAACTGCTTTTGAAGTTTTCCCAAATGCTAAGATGGATCCTAAAGATGCAGGTAAAATTGGATACGATAGAACGGGACAAGACCCTTCATTAAGAATTTATTTTGCACCAAAAGTAAATAGAGATGGCGAACTTATTCGTGATACTAACGTTCAAGCAGGTATTAATAGAAAACTAAGTGTCATGATTGATAAGTTTATGAGGCAAAATATAACAAAATCCTCAAAGTATCTCAAAAGAAAAGGAATGAGTTTTCAGCATGGATTAGTTGGAGAGGCTCATGCTCATATGACTAGAGAGAAGTTTTTAGAACTTGCTGAAGCAGGAAATCTTAATTCAGAACAAGCCCCTAGTATGAAAGATTTAAAAGGGATTGGAAAAGAAAAATTAGCAAGAGCTAAGAGAAGAACTAAACATACAAGTCATGAAAAAGGTGGTGGAGATGTTTCAGTTGTTTCTGGAGGAAAGGGTACTCTTATCGACCAAAGAATAGCAATGGGTTGGAAAGAGGCAGCAAAAGAATTTAAAGCAGAAACATTTTATACTAAATTTAATACTGTTATGGCAGGATTTTTAGACCATATGTTTGGATATAGCTATGTACAAAGAGGTATAGTTTCTCCAGAACTGATAGAGTCAGAGTTTTTTGTTAATGCAATTATGGCTCCAGATTTATCAGGAGCAAACCCAACAACTCAGTCTAAGTTTGTAAAGAAACAACTTAAACATTTTTTAAGTGACCCAGCTTACTTCAAAGACATAGCTACAAGTTTTGCTAAAATGGGACCTGCAGAGGCAGACCAATTATTTCATTCTAGTGAAGGATTAAATAAGAAATCAACAGCTCAAGTGAGTAAGTTGATAATTCAAAAAATGTTTTCTCATAAAACTAATCCTGATATGAGATTAAAAGTTAATAAAGCATTGGTAGCAAAGGCTAAAACAAAAAAGACTAAAAGCAGAGGGGGAACTAAATTTAAGAAAACAGGTGGATTACAATCAAGACAAATGGGTAATCCTAGAACAGGTAGAGGAAAAGCAGGAATGGCAGGGGCAGCAGTATCTTCTACACTAAAGCCGAGGTCAGTTTCAACGATGAGAACATCAGCAAATACTGCGGCAAACAATTTAAAATTAAGAGCTTTATTAAATGAAGTATTACCTGAAACAGTAGCGATGAATATGAAAGCCCCAGCACTAAGATTTAGAACAGGTAGGCTCGCAAACTCAGTAAGAGTTGATAATATAACAACAGGGCCAAGAGGAGGGAATATGTTAATAGAAACTAGTTATGATACTGACCCTTATGGAACATATGCTCCAGGAGGTAAAAGGTATACTCCTCAAAGAAACCCAGAGGCTTTAATAAGAAGTTCTGTTAG